AGGTGATAAACCTAAAACTCCTTCTGGTCCAGCCCCAAGAGGAGCTAATCAAAAGTCTGTTCCTCAATCTAAGATTCGCAGCAAAGGCCTAGAAAAATTAAAAAATTATGGTCCAGTGGGATCTTTACCTAAAAGAGTACCTAAGAAACCTTTAGATGGTCCAAAACCAGTACCTAAGTCAACCACAACATCTATACCTAAACGTCTTGCTCAAGGTTTAAACATAGCTGCAGTTGGGGGTATAGGTAAAGTAGCATATGATGCTTATAAAGATAGGGAAGCTGCAGATAAAAAATTTGAAGAAGCAAAACGTGCACGTAGTGATCTTAGTACTGCAAAAGATAAAAGAAGTCTTGCACGTAAAGTACGAGCAACTATAAAAGTTGATGAAGCAAATAAAAAACTTGCCTTAGCAGATAAAAAATTAGAAACGCAAATAACAAAAACATTAGATAAATCACCAGAAGGACAAGCCGCTGCTGCTGACACTCCTGCACGTAGGAAGGCCATAATGAGGGCCTTAAAAGAAGCAATGGATTTTAAAAGCGACAAGAATAAAGGGAAATAAAATGTACGGAATGAAACCAAAGAAAAAGAAAACTTCAGGCTATAACAAAGGTGGCTCAATGCCTATGGTTATGAAAGAAGGCAAGAAGGTACCAGCCTATGCTGCTGACGGTGTTGGCAAGATGAACATGGGTGGTATGGCTAAGAAGAAAACGTCAGCTTATAACATGGGTGGCTACAACATGGGTGGCATGAATAGCAGCAACATGATGAACAAAAAGTCTAAAGCAAGTAATCGTAAGGCTGTATCTAAACCCAGTGTCATGACTTATAACATGGGCGGCATGGTGAAGTCTCAAGTAAATAACCTCAAGAAGAAAAACGCATAACGGGGTTGCAATCTTGTCTGTAGAATGATAAGCTAACATGTGGTATAACTGTCTCTGGTAAAAGGAGATAAGCCATGTTTAAGAACTTTATTAAGAAACTACAGGTACACCAACAGCGACGAGCAGAGTACTGGCAGCTAAACAATCTGACAGATGAGATGCTCAAAGACATAGGAATGACACGTGGTGAAATCAACTACAGGTTCTACAAAGAAGAAGAAGTCGGGCGTTAATGCGGCTGGTAATTATACTAAGCCTACTATGCGCAAGTCTCTTGTTGCCTCTGTCAAGGCCAGTGGTAAAGGCGGAAGTCCCGGCCAATGGTCGGCACGTAAAGCTCAAATGGTTGCCAAACAATATAAAGCCAAAGGTGGAGGATACACATCATGAAGGGCGTAAAACATTATAAGAAAGACGGGACTGAACATAAAGGTAGTTCTCACAAAATGCCTGACGGTTCTTTACACACAGGTAAGGCTCACAGTAAAACAAGTGTAAAGTTATCTCATTATAAAGAACTAAGTAAAACAGCAAAGGCTAAAGCAGATGGCGCTGGCAAAAAGTCAAAAAAGTCTTAAGTCTTGGACTAAGCAGAAGTGGACTACTAAAAGTGGCAAGCCCTCAACACAAGGGCCAAAGGCCACAGGTGAGAGATACCTACCTAAGAAAGCTATTAAGTCTCTTAGTGATTCTGAGTATGCTTCTACCACTAGAGCCAAACGAAAAGGCACTGCTTCGGGTAAGCAGTTTGTGGCTCAACCGAAAAAAGTTGCAGCCAAAGTAAAACCTTATAGGAAGAAAACATGATAAAATATTTAAATCGTATTCTATGTGCAATATTAAATCGTGAGTGTCCTTGCCAGAAATGTGAGTGTGAATGAGAAATCTTACAGAAAAACAACAACTATTTCTTGACGTACTATTTGAGTCAGCACAGGGTGATCCTGTGAGGGCTAAACGTCTTGCGGGATACTCAGACAATGTTTCGTCCACTAGCATTACTTCAGTACTGCAGGATGAGATTGCCGATCTTACTAAGAAGTTTATTTCAGCTACTGGTAGTAAAGCTGCCTACTCAATGATGCAGGTAATGATTAACCCTACTGACCTTGGCAATAAAGAAAAGATGGCAGCAGCAAAAGACTTGCTTGATCGTGCTGGTTTTGTTAAGACTGACAAAGTAGAAGTAAAGACTGATAGCCCTGTGTTTATTTTACCTCCTAAAAATAATGAAAAGTAATAAAACTTGGAAGCTACCCAAACCAGAAATGGTTGGAAATGAATATGAATGGCTACCAGTTGTTAGAGTAGGTAGAATAATCCCATTTGGCTATAGACAAGACCCTGAAGATAATGATATACTACTCCCAATCCCAGAAGAATTAGAAACACTAGAAGAAGCTAAAAAGTTTCTAAAGCAATACAGCTACAGAGATGTAGCCAACTGGTTGAGTGAGAAGTCTGGCAGATACATCTCTCACGTAGGTCTAATGAAGAGAGTTAAACTTGAACGACACCGTAAAGCAGAAGCTTCAACGCAACGCTATTACGCTGAACGCTACAAAGAAGCGGCGGCAAAAGCGGAAACCCTTGAAAGAAACCGTATCGGAGCCAGAAATCAAGACGGTTCCAGCGACAGTGAAACCAGAGCCGATTGATGTTGGTAAAGCTCAAGACATAATCTTTCAATCAAATCCGGGACCACAGACAGACTTTTTGTCTGCATCAGAACAGGAGGTACTATATGGAGGAGCGGCTGGCGGTGGTAAGTCTTTTGCTATGTTGGCCGATCCTGTTAGGTATTTTAATAACCCACTATCTTCTAAGCTGCTTGTTCGCAGAAGCACAGAAGAACTCAGAGAACTTATCTCCGTGTCCAAACAACTCTACCCCAGAGCAATCCCCGGAATCAAATTCATGGAACGGGACAAGACGTGGGTAGCTCCTAGTGGTGCTACTCTATGGTTATCATATTTAGATAGGGACGATGATGTACAAAGATACCAAGGACAAGCTTTTAACTGGATTGGTTTTGATGAACTTACACAATGGCCTAGCCCTTACCCTTGGAATTATATGAGATCACGTCTTCGGACAACTAAGAACAGTGGCTTAGATCTATATCAAAGAGCCACAACTAACCCCGGAGGAGCTGGGCATCAATGGGTAAAGAAGACCTTTGTAGATCCAGCACCAAACAATACTAGCTTTGATGCTACTGATCCTGAGACAGGTGAACGTATCTCTTGGCCCAAAGGACACACTAAAGAAGGTCAACCATTGTTTAAGCGTAGGTTTATACCTGCTACTTTGTTTGACAACCCCTACCTAGCAGATGACGGTCTCTATGAGGCTAACCTTCTCTCACTACCAGAACACCAACGCAAGCAACTACTTGAGGGTAACTGGGATATTAATGAAGGTGCAGCTTTCCCTGAGTGGAACAGAAGCATACACGTCATTGAACCTTTTGATATACCAAAAAGCTGGGCAAGGTTTAGAGCATGTGACTACGGGTACGGTTCTCATACAGGAGTACTCTGGATGGCAGTAGCACCTGATGAGCAACTGATTGTCTACAGGGAAATGTACTGCTCAAAGGTCATAGCTACTGACCTAGCTGATATGATACTGGAAGCTGAGGGTGAGGAGAAGATACGTTATGGAGTTCTTGACTCTTCTTTGTGGCATAATCGTGGTGATACTGGCCCATCTCTTGCTGAACAGATGATCATGAAGGGTTGCCGTTGGAGACCTGCTGACAGATCTAAAGGCTCTAGGGTGTCAGGAAAGAACGAGATACACAGAAGGTTGCAGGTAGATGACTTTACAGAGGAGCCAAGGATAGTATTTTTTAATACTTGTTCTAATAGTATCTCTCAGATACCAGCAATACCACTAGACAAGAACAACCCAGAAGACGTAGACACACACTCAGAAGACCACCTATACGATGCTTTGCGGTACGGAGTAATGACAAGACCAAGAAGCAGTCTATTTGATTTTGATCCAGCCTCACAAAACAGTGGCTTTCAAGCTAGCGATCCAACATTCGGTTATTAAGGAAATAGTATGGAAGAAGAAGATATTTTTGAAACAAGCATGGTAATGGATACCGAAGATGCAAGTTCTTTAGAAGATATGAAGAAAGATAACTACAGTGATCCCCTTGCTGGTAGCATTGTTTCTTTAGTTCATAAACACTATAAGAAAGCATCTGATGCACGTGAGGTAGAAGAAACCCGTTGGATTCAAGCATATAGGAATTACCGTGGTTTATATGGACCTGATGTGCAGTTTACTTCTACAGAAAAATCTCAAGTCTTTGTTAAAGTAACTAAGACAAAAGTACTAGCTGCATACGGACAAATCATTGAAGTTTTGTTTGGAAACAATAAGTTCCCAGTTACAGTTGATCCTACTGTTTTACCTGAAGGTGTAGAAGAGTCAGTTCATTTTGAAACTAATGATGAGATTAAAAAAGCTAGACCTCCTTCATTAGAAGAGAGTAAACTTCTTCCGGGAGAAACTGGGCCACAACTTAAAGAGCGGCTTGCAGGACTGACTGAAAAATTGCTCCCAGTAATGGAGGAACTAAAAGAAGGTGTAGGTACTACTCCTACACAGGTTACTTTCCATCCTGCAATGATTGCAGCTAAAAAGATGGAGAAGAAAATTCATGACCAACTAGAAGAGTCTAATGCAAACAAACAGTTACGTGTAGCTGCATTTGAATGCGCACTTTTTGGTACAGGTGTTATGAAGGGTCCATTTGCTATAGACAAAGAGTATCCTAACTGGGATGAAGACGGGGATTATAGCCCTACAATTAAAACTATTCCACAAACCTCTAGTGTTTCTCTTTGGAACTTCTACCCAGACCCTGATGCAGCTAACATGGATGAGGCTGAGTACATTGTTGAACGTCACAAGATGTCTCGTTCTCAGATGAGAGCACTTAAAAGACGCCCTTTCTTTAGGGATAATGCTATTAATTCTGCTA